TGGCACGCATGTGGCTACATCCAAATGCCAGTGGCAGGACACTGTGCAACATACACTACAGATTGAATGAGGACAGGCCCACAGAAGAGTGGCTGTATTCACATCCGCAGTACCGGGGTCATTCAGCACCCACACCCATTCTGATACAACAGGATCTAGAGACATTAAATAGTGCAAGGAAAGGAAAAAAACAACTGCATGGCCAAATTAAACAAACCATTTAGAACACCGGGCAAATCAAAAAAATTTGCGGTAAAAGTGCGTAATCCTAAAACAGGCAACGTAAAAACTGTGAGATTTGGTGATCCCAAAATGAGAATAAAAAAATCAAACCCGGCTCGTAAACGCAGTTTCTTGGCAAGGCACCGATGTGCAACACCAGGACCAAAAACAGGAGCACGTTACTGGTCGTGCAAAGCATGGAGATAGTATGAAAAAAGGATTTCACAAGACCGCAGACGGTAGAACAGCACGTAAAGGACTGTACTACTATGCCAACAAGAGAAAGAAAGCAGGTAAAAAACCCATTGCCCGAGGCAAAAAAGGTTATGTAACCAGAGCGGCAGTCACAAGATCAGCAAGGACGGCCAAAAGATAATGGAGAGCGACAGTGGCAGGAATCAAGACCCACAAGGGTCAAAAGACACAGCACAGCAAGTGCTATGCAAAAGGACAGCAATGGATACCTTGCAAGGTGGTGCAACGCAAAAGATTCGGTCACGGCACCAGAACATTTATAGCCGCACAGTCGGTACAGACCGGAGAGATATACAAAAACCATCAGGGACTAACAGCTCCGTGGCATTCGATACAGTTTACATCAGCCAAACCAGAGACGTTGGACTAGTGGACGATTGGATGAACCCATGGCCCATACCAGGAGAAAAATTAATCAACACAATCAAGGAGACTTATGACAAAATCAAAAAGCGTTTCAGCACCTAGAGGATATCATTGGATGAAAAAAGGTTCATCCCTAAAATTAATGAAGGGTGGATACAAGCCGCACAAAGGTGCAGTAAAAAAAGCAAAATTCACAGTTGCAAAATCACACAAGAGTTACTAGTGCCCGAGGCTGACACCACCAGATGTGTCATCATAGGCAATGGACCCAGCAGGCATCTCACACCATTAGAACAGATCAATTGCACCACATTTGGTTGCAATCAACTGTACAGAGAATACCAACCCAGCTATCTGTTGGCACAGGACAAGGAAGTTATACATCAGATGCAACTGGATCGTGTGACAGAAGCAGTGTATGTGCCGCAACACAGTTATAGAATATTCAGAGACAGTACATACACCACGTTACACAACATGAAAGAAATAAAATTTCCACACACCAGAATGAATTCATGGTTAACAGGAGAACAAGCCATAGTGATGGCCGCACAGTTGGGTTACACACAAATGGATCTAATAGGATTTGATGGAGGCAACGAAAGCATATACCGTGAACCACAGGCACAAGCACAACCGCACCGTGAACGATATACACGCACATTAAAAATGATCCAAGAATATTTTCCTAAAATTAAAATCACAGTGGATCAATACTTTACCAGCAGAGGTTAAATACGAGCGTGGACAACCGCAAGGCCCACTGCTGTCTAACAAGTTAGGCTATTTGGTAGAGATACAAGTCTACAAGCAAAGAACGTTCATTGCTAGTAGGGAGAACCGCAAGGCCCCAAACACATTAACACAATTCCCAGCGTTTTATTATAACAACAACTAAACTACAAGGAGACCATTAATATGGCATTAGTAGCAAACGCAGGAACATCAGTATCGAATTCATTCGTAACTATGTTCAGCGATGATGTAAAACAAGCGTACCAACAAACATCATCAAATTTAGTTGACGCAGTTAGAGTTGTAAGAAACGTAACTGGTTCAACTTACAAGTTCCACAAACTATCGAAAGGTGGTTCAATCAAAAACAAAGCTAGATTCGAAGATATCACAGCTATGTCTGATTCGAGCAAATCTTTTGCAGGTTCGGGAGCTTACACTGGTAGCACAGCACAGAACAGTGTTGTAACTACTACACTTAACAATTACCATTCTGGTGAATATATCGACGATATGGATATGTTTAAAACAAATATAGATCTGAGAAACACGTTCGCAGGAGCGATTTCTTCAGGTTTAAACAGAGCGGTAGACCAAGAGATCATCGATGCATTAGATGCCTCTGCACCAACTACACAGGTGACAGCAGGATCTGGATTAACTAAAGCAAAATTTTTAGAAGTCCACGAAGCGATGAATGCTCTTTCAATTCCAACTAACGACAGATGTATAATCATCTCTCCGCAAGCCTTAACAGATCTTTTAACAGATTCTAACTTGGTTACAGCGGCAGATGGTTTAGTATCTAACACTGCATTGACTTCAGGATACATTCCAAATGTATTCGGTTTCAGAGTGATTATGTCAACTCTTTTAACAAAAAATTCTGTTCAAAGAGATTGTTACGCAATTCACAAAGATTCAGTAGGTCTTGCATTAGCATCTGACATCACTACAAGAATCGATTATGTGGCTCAAAAAGCATCACACCTAGTACTTGGTACTATGTCTGGTGGAGCAACAGCAATCGACGTAGACGGAATAGTTAAAGTGGAGGTTACAGAGTAATATCTGTTTAACTTCGCAGTTCATTTAAGGCAGGCCTTCATTGATTTGGGGGCCTGTCTTTTTTTATACCCGATAAATAGTTTACAATAGTTTACAAAAAGGAACCATTCATGGCTGAAAGTAAAGTTTCAATATCAAATCAAGCACTAACCAAATGCGGGGCCGCAACAATAAGTTCATTTACGGACGGATCACACGAAGCAAACGTGTGTTCAACCATGTATGACAACGTTAGAAACGGATTGTTGTATTACACATTTTGGAATTTTGCTGTAACAAATCAAGCATTAAGCAAATTATCATCAACACCAACAAACACAAAATATCAACACGTGTTTAGTTTACCAGGTGACGTTATAAGAATCAAAGGATTTTTTGATTCAGACGGAATGTATGCAGAAGATTATTCAGTTGAAGGTGCACAAGTATTTTCCAATGAAAAAACATTATTCATAGAGTATGTAAAAAACATTGTGGAAGATGACATGCCTGTATTTTTTATAGAAACATTAATAGCCAAAGTGGCATTAGAAATAAATGAAGCCATAACAGGTGTTGGCACTCTATCAAACAGATTGGCTGGAGACTATGAAGCCAAACTGAGAGCGGCAAGAATAGCAGATGGACAAGAAAATCCACCTCATAACATAGTACCTCCAGGCAGATATGTTGAAGCACATTTAGGTAATACAGGTCTGACCAATAGAAGGTTAAGACACAGTAATACCTAACAATGACAATAAGAAAATATTCGCAAACTAATTTTACACAGGGCCAAGTAGGACCAAATATTTTTGGTCGTAATGACACACCCATTTACAGAGCAGGATTGGCTGAGCTGGCTAATTTTTTAATATTACCACAAGGTGGTATACAAAAAAGAAGAGGCTTTCAATTTATCACAGGAGATCCTGACAACAGCACAACACCAGATGGATCAACATCACTTACCACAGCAGGATTTCATCCATCNTCTAGATTAATTCCTTTTAAATTCTCAGATGGACAAGAGTATGTGTTGATATTTGAACCAGCACACGACAGTGATCCGGCAAAAATACACATCTATTTTCAAGATGTAAGACAGAGAGTGCTTACAAACGGAACAAGCGGTGATGTTTTTCCAATTACAACTTCAAACATAGCAGACATAAGATTTACACAAAGTTTTGATTTCATGATATTGTGTCACAAGGACATAAGCCCCATGCAACTTGTTAGAGGTAGTACCAATGACGCTTGGTCAATAAGTCCTCTTGCTTTTGATCACATACCAACTGCAAACTTTAACTTTGATGCAACGCTAACACCAAGTGCCGTAACAGGTACCAACATCAACATGACACTGGCAGGTGGAACATACAGATGGGTTGATGCAGATTCACCAGCNGGACATAAAAATATGCACGTGGTAATAAACGGTGGATTGGTAAAATTAAAAACAAGAACCAGTGCCACAGTTATGGTAGCAGATGTAATNTACGATCTTGTGGACACAGAAACAGCACAAGGACACGAATGGGAAATAGATGCCTTTTCAGATCTCTCTACTGCACTAGGTGGTGGACATCCACGTTCAGTTTCTTTTCACCAGAACAGATTAATATTTGGTGGTACCAGAGACAAACCGCAAACACTGTTTGGATCACAATCAGGAGACTTTTTTAACTTTGACAGTTTTACTAGAACAGTAACAGAGTCAGGTGGCTCCACAGATGTAACAGGTACAATAACAGATGACGCATCAATAACATTTACAATAGCATCAGACAGTGTAAACGTAATACAACATTTAGTTTCACAACAATCACTTTTCATATTCACATCAGATGGTGAGTTTGANATGTCAGGTGAGCCGGTAACACCCAGCAACGTACTTGTAAGAAAACAAACATCTTATGGTGTAGACTCGGGTGTGACAACACCAAAGATTGTGGACAACGAAGTATTGTTTGTGGCCAAAGGTGGCAAACAATTAAGAGCATTTGTTTACAACTTTAACACAGATGCATACTCAGCCAAGAACTACTCACTAGTACACCATGACATACTGTCAGGTGCAGACAGAATAGCAGTACTAACCAACTATGCCAACACCAACACCAACTATGTTTTCTGTACAAATTCAGATGGCACTCTAGGTGTGTTAGGTGTTAACACAGAATTTTCAGTTGTTGGTTGGATGAAATTTACCACAGATGGAAACTTCAAAGATCTTTGTGTGGTTGATGATAGATTATACTCACTGGTACAAAGATTTGACAATGACGGTTCTAGTTTGAACACAGGAGTGTTCCTAGAAAAATGGTCTGAGGATGATATATTTTTAGATTCGTTTCACACAACAGATGCAACAGGTTCAGCTTTTGCCGGAGCACAAGGACTAGAAGGCAGAACTGTTAAGGTGGTAGCAGATGGATTATTACATCCAGAAATCAGCGTGGACAATGCTGGTAATTTTACATTGTCAAGATCAAGTTCAAGCACACAGATTGGACACAACTATGAAAGCACAGCAAAAACTTTACCAATTGTTTTTAATGCAGGTGGACAAAGCACACTGGGAGAAAAAGTTAGAAAAGTTTTATGTGAATTACAATTACAAAACACAAAAAGTTGCAAGGTAGACAACATTGTTGTACCATTTAGAGCATTTGGTTCATCTTTATTAAATCAAGGCATAGACGGATTTACAGGACAAAAACGTGTTAGATTAAGCGGATATGCAACAACACCTCAAACCACTTTCAAAAGTGACGAGCCACTACCATGTACCTTGTTAAGTATGACTAATGAAGTTAAATTTGCAGGTGGCAAACTCCAAGACGCTGGTTAAACAACCAGTCCGGCATCCACTAAATTTTGAACACTACGAATACGTTATTAATAATTGCAGAGATGTGGATTTGCAAGAGATCACACTAATGGGTTATACCAGAGACAGATTAATTAGAAAATTTGATGAACTTGAAAACGGTGTGACTGGTTCTTATCACAACATACCTTTTTTAGCCGCAGGCACACACGTGATAGACAACGAAGTATGGTATTGGTTTATTGGCACTCCGTTAGCAAATGATTTTTTCTTTAGGATATCAGGAGAAGCAGAAAGATTAATCAGAGACAGCATGACTAGACACCCTACTAAAAAACACCTTGTGCAAGTATGGAGCAGGCACACGCAGAGTGTAAAATGGTTAAATATGTTAAAGTTTAACAAAATTGACCAATATTTTCAGGGTCATGAAGAAATTTTTATAGTTGAGAGGAAACGAAACTAACCATGTGTGCACCAAGAAATCAATTAATTAAAACAGCATTAATAGGAGCGGCAATCTACGCAACAGGTGGAGCGGCCGCAGGATCATTATTAACAACATCCGGTGGATCAATGGCCGCGGCATCAACAGCGGCATCAACAACATCAACACTTTCAACACTAGCCAACGCGGCTAAATTTGTGTTACCAGCAATCAGTGCCGGTGGTAACATACTACAAGGTTACATGAATTCACAAATATTGGCACAGAAAGCAAATTTTGTTAATTTTGAAATAGCAACAGAGAAGTCAGCATTCAGTTTACGTAAAGCACAAAAGCGTAGAGAGATGATACAAGCCATAGGTAAACAACGTGCATTATATGGTGTGACAGGTACAACATTAGAAGGATCACCTGCAGACGTACTAGGATTAACTGCAAGTAATTTTGCAGAAAATGTTTACATTGATGCTTTCAACACAAGTCAAAAAATACTTGGCAAAGAACAACAAAAAGATATACTAAATCAAGAATCTAAAAATGCAATTATTGGTGGCTACACAGCGGCCGCAACCACACTAGGCACAAGAGGATTTATGGATATTATTACCACACAAGGTTCTACACCAAACACAGGTCCAGATAGTGCAATATCAAAAGTAAGCAGATTAAGAACAGCAACAGAGGGAAGTAGTTAATGGCAAAAAGTATTAGGATACCACAGTTCAAAGGTGGTGGGTTAACAGCACAATCAACATACAGAGCACCAACACCAGGACAGGGTGCAGTCAAGATCGTTGAAAACATTACCAACATAGCAACAAAGTTGGACACAGAGATTGCCGGTCAAGAAGCATATAAAAAAGGACTTACAGCACAACAGGAAGCCACAGCAAAAGGTGAAAACTATGTGGGTCCAACCAGTGCGTTCAGTGTAACAGCACAAGCATTTCAAAAAGGTGCCAACGCGGCATTCATTACCAGCAAGAGTGCAGAACTTGAAAATGAACTAACACAGTTAGGTGAGAAACACAAACTAGACCCTGAAAGATTTACATCATCTGCAGATCTATACAAAGAAAATTGGATGCAGACTTTGCCTAGTAATTTGCAACCACAGTTGGGTTTGGGATTTGATAAAGCAAGAAATAATGTACTTTTACAAGTACAAGCCAATCAACGTAACGATCAGTTCAATCAAAATTTAGAAGTCATACAAAACAACACCGGTGACATAGTTAGAAAATTGTCATTGAGTGTTACCAACCAAGGCTACACAGACACACTGCAAGATTACTTTGCGGACCTAGAAGTCAAATACGAAGTGCTAAAACAAGATTTTAATTTAAGCGTGTCTGATATGAGAAAGTTAAAAAATGCACACAGAACAGACATCATAAGTGCATTCATACAAGCAGACTTCAGCAAAGTCAAAGACAGTCCAGAATCCATAGCGGCACTGAAGGCATCAATCGCTGATGGCACATACACCATGGATGGCAATCCGTTGGGTGACCCAGAAGAGGGATATGCTTTTGCAATACCAGGTGGCAGTGTTTTATCATTGGATGAAATCAGCACATATGGCACAGTGGTAGAAGCATTAGAAACAGAAAACAAAAAACAATTCGTTGGTTTGCGTAATCAGATCACTTTCAGCAACGACAAGGTGGCCGAACAATTGACAAATGCAGAAATTGGTATCTTAATTAAAGACGGCAAACTGGTGGCAGATTCAGTGGTGTTCCCATTGGAAGACATGATAGCCGCAGGATTTGACAGTGCTGATATCGAAAAGGCACGATTAAAATTCCGAAAGGCCAAAATGATTGGTGAGATAAGAGCAACAACAATAGTCACTCCACTTGCACAGATCAACAACATAAAATTTAACCTGCAGACAAGGATCGATGCACTCGATGCCAGCAATTATCAAGACGCACAACAAATTGATCTATTAGAAAAACAATTAGAAGCAGTCAACGAAGAACAAAAAGCAAAAATAGAAGCATTCAAACCAGGCAACAATCCCACAGATTATTTCATAGGCAAACTGGGCTACGAGGTTGACACTACCACAGCAGAAGGCAGTGCAATGATGGAGAAAATTATTGCAGAAAACATGGGTGTCCCACCAGGAGGCATGAGGGTAAGCAAAATACAAGGTCAAACAGAAATGGATGCAATATACAATTCAATGACTCAAGGGTATGATGCATATGTGCAAATAGTTGGAAATTTAAGATCAAGACAAAAAAATTACACATCCAGTTACATGTCAGAAGGCATAGGCAGTAAAAATCATGACAAGTATGCACACATGTTCTTGCAAGAGTTAATTACATTACCGGGATCAAATCCCATAGATAACAAAATATTGTTTGAAGCAATACAGAAGAGCGAAGAATACAAAAACTTTAAACCTACAGAATTTAAAGAAGAGGATGTAAAATCCGCAATCAACACACTGATATCAAATGACTTTGGTGATGCCATAGATGCAACGGCTGGATTTGGCAAAAGTATCATAGACACAACACACAAACTGTTTAGAAGAGACATAGCCAACGGTATGAGCCTGCAGGAAGCAACAGAAAACGCAAAATCATTTGTAGAACGTAACACAGTAAGAATTAATCACGGCATAGGTGAAGGCTATTCGTTAATGAGTAGAAACATGGCTAATGGACAATTTACTGATGCCGACGGCAACAATGCAGGAAGACAAAGTGCAATTACTAATAAGGCAAACGATATTAAAGAAAATCCACACAGATATGGTATAACACTTGCAGATGGACAAACATATGAACAATGGGTTGATCTACTTGATGATGCAAAATTAGTGCAGGTGAATGGACAACTGGTGTTGAAAATGAGCAATGACATCAGCAGTACCGCAATCACACAGAAACTGCCCAGCAGTGAAACAGATAATTTTTATGCAACGTTTTTTGTAACACCAGACAAAAATAATGCAGTGGTGGCAGAAAACAAAGAATTCACATGGAACTACGAAAACAACAATCCAAATTGGTACAGCAAGTTTACTGCATCCAATGACGGCAAAAGTGCAAGAATAATTAACACAAGACTTGGGCCAAAAGAAATGGAATTCGATGACACAGTGGACCAATGGGGTGACAAGTTTGCAGAACATGTCATGGAGAACAATTTGTTGTATAATGATGTAGGTGCAGAGGGAGACACAGGCAGTGATAAGATAAGTGTTTACGAAGACAGTTTTACTAGAAATTTATTTTTAAACAATGGTGCTAGTTTATCATCCACTGATCAGTTTGTTGCAAACGGTATTAGCCTTGCATTAAAAAACAGCAAAAACATCGATGATGCTATGCTGTCATGGTTGGGTGGCAACAGCAGTTATCTTTCAACATTAAAAGATGTTCGTGTTAGAACATATGTTAAAAAATATTGGAAAGAAAATTTTGATTCTATACAGAACCTAACAACCAACAATGACATGCCCGTACAAATGTCAGTGTTACAAGCATTAACTGATGTTGTGAGAGCGGCACCAGTATTCACACAAAGATCAGATACACCAGAGTTTGAAGGAGGAGCATAGTGGCTCTAACAGCACCAAAACCATTACGTGCAGACACACCAGGAGAAGCGTTACCAACAAGCCAAGGCTTTTGGCAGAACTTTGGATTGGGCTTCAAATCAGGTTGGGAACACACCACACTAAAATTATTAAGTGACAACCAGATACTTGAAAACGCACAAATGCAAAAAAATGCAGGAATTCCCGAATCAGAATGGAATCCAGAAAATCCATTGTACGTGGAAGGCCTAGAATGGTTTGAAGGTTTGAATTACGAAGTTGTAAGAAGAGCACACGAATCATTGGATCTATCCAAACAGATGCAGGTGGCCAAAGACAACAGCACAGGGTTTGACGGCACAGTTGGACAGTTTAGTGGTATGTTATCAAGTGCATTCGCAGATCCAATCAACTACGTGCCATTACCAATTGCAAAATTTGGTTCTACTTTTTTAAGAAAAGCGGCCATAGTAGGTGGAGTCAACGCAGGTATAGAAACAAGTTTATATCCCATTATGAAAGATGCATATCAAGTCAGAGGACAAGAATATGGCATAGAAGAAGCGGCAGTAAATGCGGCTTTTGCCTTTGGTGCAGGTGCTGTGTTATATGGTGCATTCAGCGGATTACCCACTGCCATGAGAGCAATGAATTTTGGCAACAGTAACAAAACAGTTGCTGATCAAATGATTGCTTCTAGAAGAAACAAACACAGTGATTATGACATAGAAACTACAATACAAGATTTAATAAACAACAACACAGTGCGTATTAAAGACGACGGATTTGATAACATTAGAGATTTTAAGTTTAACAAAACAAGCATAGAAAACTTTTATGTGGACACGTCAGGTAAAATATTTAGAAACACAGAAGACGGAGCCAATATTACAACGTCAAAAGATTTTATTGAGGTTGTAACAGATCTCGATGGTACCATAGTGTTACGTGGACCAACAGAAGGACTTACAAAAATATTACCAACAATCAGCAAAGGGTCAAGCACAGAAGTAAAATTTAGGATTGAAGACACAAACACGAAACAAAATATTTCAACCAACAGAGAAGGCCTTGATAAATTTGCAAATGATTCAGCGGCTCAAATTAAAAAAACACGTAGCCAAGAAGCGGCACCAAGTTTTATAAGAAAAATATTCAAAACAGACACAGATGAAAATTTAACTTCATTGGACGATTTATCAGATCTGTTTATTGTAAAAGACACAAAATTTGAGATTGAACCAGACCCAGTGCGTGGTATTAATCTAGACGAAAACATTGGTAAAGTAATCAGAAATGAAAACGGCAAAAGAACTGTTATCGTAGATCAAGATGAAAGAAAAGCAGTCATAGAAGCAATAAGAAAAAAATTAACAGATTCGGGCAATGATCCCGGCATAGACACAGTTAAAACAAACAAAATATTTGATCCAGACACACAACTGGATGAAAATTTACAACCAAACAAACAGCAAGATGTGGAAAACAGATTGCGTGTTGTTAATAGGATAGATAACACAAACGAAGTTGATGCAGGAAGAACTCCCGAAACATTAGAAAATGTTAAGACAGCAACAACAACAAGATCACAAGCAGTCACAAATATTACGGAACAGTTTGACCAACAACAACTTGCTGATCTAGGATTAACTATCAGAGACAACGATCTAGTTGACATTGGAGACATAAATGCAAATCTTACAAAATCTAAATTAGACGGTGGTGCTGGTATCAATAGAGAAGTAATATTAGCAGTTAAAAATAGATTGAAAGCAGATTTTAAAAAAATAAAAGACAGAGAAGCATCAGAAACAGCAACACGTGAATACAACGTGTGTAGGAGGACCTAATGTCAGCAGATAATTGTTGGAAAATATTTCAAAACAAGTTAAAAGAAATTGGTGATGTAATTGATGACAGTTACAGAGCAAGACTTGAAAACGACTACAACAGGTTACAACAGGACCTTGCAACACAAAATCGTCAGTTGGAAGATGTCAATCCTGAAACTGGTAACACGTATCTAGACGATTTTTTAGAAAACATCAACATAGAACCTAATAAAAAACAATTGGAAAATATAAATGCGGGGACTATTGAAATGAAAAATGTTATTGAATTCAACAGACAGATACAAGACACATATGAAAATTTAAAAATTGTATACAAAGGTGATAAAAAATTTACAGGACAAAAATTATTACAAGAGGCAATAATTGCACACATATACAACACCAACTTCACATACAACACCAATCCGTTAGAAATGTTAATTAGAAATGAATCACAGATACTTGATGCTAACTTTCGTAGACAAGCACAAGATATACTAGGCTCAGATAACGACAGATCGTTTTTTGATTTTTTTAGCGGCAGTAACAAACAAAATCAAATTGATTTCTTGCAAGAATACAGCAATATTATTAATAATCCAACTGCAAAAAATTTAAAAGCAGTAACTGGTAACACACAAGCCAGAGACATAGCACGTGCATTTGTAGACAACGTTGTTGTAGATGCAGAAGTTAAAATGAACAGATATGGTGGTCGAACCAACGCATTAACAAGAAACAGATTGAAAGTTAGATTCAACAAGAATAAAATGGAAAAAGTAACCAGAGATGAATTTATTAAAGACCTAACACCGAGATTGAGCAATGACGTGCATGGCACAACGGAAAATATACAGGACATGGTGGGAGATATCTATGATAAAATAATGGACGGTGCAAACTGGAGACAGATCGACGACATTGTAAAAGACTATCAAAACACAGATAAATCTATACCAAAATCACTAACATACAAATCAGGACAAGACATTTTTGATCTATCGCAAAAATACACTCCGGATCAAAATCCGTTGAACCTAATGTTAAACACAATAACTGAAAACGGCAGATTACTAGCATTAACAGAAAAATTTGGTGCAAACTATCACAGAACAATACAAGAATTAAAAACATCATTAAGCAGTGAATTAAAAGGACAAAAAACTGCAGGTTTTAATAGTGCAATGAATTTTTTAGAAGAATCAATTAATCCACAGATCAAAGAACAGTTTGGTACTGCCGCAAGGACATTCACAAGTTTAAGAGCAATCGAAGCAGGTGCAAGATTAGGTAGTGCGGCCATAACCAGTTTCATGGACATACCAGTTGTGATATGGGCAGGCAGAAACATATTCAAACTGCCAGGTGCTGAATTGATTTCAAGCATATTCAGGGTACCGGTTTATAAAAACTTAGACAAGACAAAAGTTAGAAACTATCAATTGATGACACACGATTTTGCACAAGCATGGTTAGCCAACAGTGGTGAAAGATTTGGTATGATCGATGTGGGTGGAGCCATGAGTAGATTTGAGAGGGGCAGTTACAATTTTGCAACAAAAATATTCAAATACAGTGGATTAAATTGGTGGACTGAAAGTTTACAGAAAGCAACAGGCACAGTTTACCAAAAATATTTAGGTAGAATTATTAAAGAAAAACGTGCATGGAATTCATTAGATTTAGATTTTAGATCACAGTTTGAAAAGTTTGGTATAAACAAAGCAGATTACGAAAAACTTATCAACACACGAAACATTGTTGACAGCGATGGTGGATTGAATTTGTACGCACTTAAAGATGAATTGTCAACAGGAAAAGGAATACAGAGCAAAATGATCAGTGTGGTTAGAGATGCTGTGGATACCATGGTAATTAAACCCAGTGAGTTTGATAAATCCGCAGGAAGAATATTTTTAGCAGACGACGGAGGTCCTGGAAGTCAATTTATAAAATTAATAACACAGTTTAAAACACACCCTATAACTTACACGAGAAAAGTGATATGGAGAAATTTTTTACGTAAAAAAGCAGTAAGAGACAACAACGGACAACTGGTAGATGCATTGGACAAAATTAACAACATATGGCCAGCAGTAACACTAGCAGGTTCAATGATCACAATGGGTGTTGTTGTTGCACAACTAAAAGAAATAACGGCAGGTAAAGCACCGCTAACAGATCCGGGTGAACTTGCATACAGATCAATACAGCAATCAGGTGTTGCTGGATTAATAAGTGATCTGCTGGTAAGTGTGGCAGAACCAGCAATTAAACAATTCAGCACAGACAAAAAAATTAGGGTATCAACCACTGGTGAGATGGCACAGCAATTTGTAGGACCGTTAGCCGGTGATGCATTAAAACTAATGAGTAACATCATGGGCATTGGTACAGGTGCGGCAAGATTTGCAACAGGTGTTGACGATGGTGAGTTCATAAAGAAAGAATTATCCAAAACAGGAAAAAATTTATTAGGATACACAGGACTACAAAGTCTTTGGATAACCAAGGCATTGTACCGTGCTCTAATAACAGAATATCTAACAGAAGTGTTGGACTATAAAACGTATCTACGAACACAAAAAAGACTTAAACGAGATGCTAGAGAAAAACGATTGGGTGGTGAACTTAACATCATTGATCTTTTCAACTAGGGTCGCTAAATATTAGGAGAAAAAGGAAGTTATGACAACAGCAACAACAACACCAAGATTAAGTTACACAGCAAACGGTTCAACAACAGCATTCACATTCAATTTTGAAATTGCAGATAGTTCATCTATCGCTGTATTTGAAGGTGCTACTAAAAAAACATTAACCACGCACTACGCTGTATCTTTTGATTCAGGCACTTCAGGCACAGGAACTGTAACATTTGGCAGTGCTCCAAGCAACAGCACAATTATCACTTTAATCAGGGACACAAACCTTGCAAGAACAACGGATTTTGAAAACTCGGGTGCTTTCTTGGCTTCCACAGTAAACACAGAATTTGACAGGTTATCACAGGCAGTTATTGATGCAACAGACAAGATTGAAAAAAGAGCAATATCAACTGTGGAACCAAACACAGACACAGCCACACTAACAATTCCTGCCGCGGCATCTAGAGCCAACAAAGTATTAAGTTTTGACTCATCAGGTAATGCACAGGTAACAACAGATGCAGGTGGTGATGTAACACTGACCGGCACACAAGAATTAACCAACAAAACACTAACATCAGCAGTTTTAAAAACAGGTGTAAGTGGCACAGCAGTATTAGACGAAGACAATATGTCTTCAAATAGTGCTACACAACTTGCAACACAACAAAGTATAAAAGCATATGTTGACTCATCGGTATCAGGCATAGCTGGAGATATCACTTCAGTGGTAGCAGGTGCAGGTATGACAGGTGGAGGCACAACAGGTGATGTCACACTTAATGTTATAGCAGGCACAGGTATTGATGTGGCCGCAGATGCTGTATCAGTGGATGTATCAGACTTCTTAACTAATGGTGTAAACAACAGAGTTGTCACAGCCACAGGTGCTGACGCAATGAACAGTGAAGCCAACTTAACATTTGATGGTAGTACACTAGCAGTAACCGGAGCGGCTACTATTTCAACCACACTAGGAGTCACAGGTGATGTAAATGTTTCATCAGACATCATATCAACAGAGAATATCAAGAACCCAGCCATATCAATTGGTGGCTTTACCGACGCAGGTACTCCCAACCGTGGAATCATACAAGGACTTAGATCCAATGAGAACATAACAATCGATCCAAACGGTACAGGACAAGTACAAATCAATTCCAGCACCAACGTAGCAGGCCAAATAATAGCAACTGGTAGATTTGAATGCGGTGGCACGATCATAGCAGGTGACACTATCACAGCAGGTGGCAACATACTGTTAGCTGGCTTTAAAGTCACAGGTGGATCAACTGCGGCACCAAGTGCCGACGGTGATTTAGCCAACAAGAAATACGTGGATGATTCATTTGGA